TCCCAAACTGAGCAAACACTTCATGCGCAACCTCAACAGCGTCAAGCGCAAACTCCATTGGTCTCGCTTGACCATCCACACGATACCCTTCCTGCAGCATTCGCATACGCACCGCCCAATTCTGGTGTGGTTCCCAGTCATGTCTCACACCCATGTCCTTCAACTGCTCCACCAACAGGTCGTACTCCCTCTCTCCATGGTGCGCAATCATCATCAAGGCGGCATCAATCTTCTGTTTGAAGATTAATACATCTCCTCTATTTACTTTCTTCCCCCACATCAACTCGCGGTGAATCACTTTCAGCGGTAGCGGTGCAGCCACGTACCCATCACACTCCACAAACGGCGACTTAAGAAAAGTCAGCTTGACCAACGGCTCATGAGGGATTATCTCCGCAGTCTTATTTGCACTAGTCACCGTCATGCCCAAGTGGTAGGCAACTTGCTTAAAGGTGTCGCGGTTGTAATACTGCAAGACTTCATCTCGCGCTGCAACAATTACGTCATCCCCATACGTCAAAGCACGCACGTCGTCATCAAAATGCGCCAACGTGGCAGTCAGACCAGCTGCCCGCCTCGAAAGCACATACGCTGCCAACACAACGTACCAATTGGTCACCGAATTAAACACGTCTGTGATGGGTGATCCTGAGCAGTTCCCCACATCTTTCCTAACTATCGAGTCCTCTACCAGCACATGAGAGTGCACAATCGCTTCGACCAGCGCCGCCCTCTCACTCCTCCACCTCTGACCGTAGAAATTGTCAACCACGGCTGAAAAAGCATCAACTGCGCACTGCGGAACCGACCCATCATAGTTTGAATAGTCCACATCAAAACCATTCTCCCCCACTTCACGCAGACCGTCTAAGTAGGCACCCCAGCACTGATCTTTGTCTTGACCGATCCCATGGCACAAATTGAAGCCTGCGCGCTCTTTGTAGTTATACAAGAAACACCCAAAATACTTCCTAACCAACAAAGTTATATCAAGGGTTGGCTGCACAAATACGCGCGTCTTTGCTATGCGCGCTTTTTCCCGCGACACTAATTCATCCTTGTTGGTGGCTACCCAGATGGTCACGGGAGCCAACCCCTTTTGAATCCTTAATTCATTATCTCTGAGCTTATCTAAAAAAGAGAAACCCTCCTTCATCGGCTCCCCAGCACGCGCTGAGAACTTATAACGATAAGGTTCACCTTCA